ATTTATTTCCAACATATCAAGCACTTAAAGACAGTTCATGTTGTGGTGTTGATATGGTTCCTGAAAAACCAGAAATAAAAAATGAAGATGTTGATGTTGATATGAAGATGATAACTGATCTAGCAAATAAATTTAAAGTTAATTAATGGAAGATGAAGAGCATATAATTGATTTCTATCTTAGGGTTACAACGCCTGAAAGATTTAGAGCCTTAAAAAGCTACAGAAAGAAAGCAGTAAGCCATGAGAACAGAAAGCATAAAATTGATGATAATATTTTCTATTGTAGATATTGTAAAAGATGCTGGTCTATTGTACCGGGTTGGGTAGATAGAGCAAAGTACAGGATGTATCCAGAGGGTAATATGCCAACATT